GGGTATATAGCCACCTGTTTGATAACCCATAGGCTTCATGTAACCTCCACCCATATATCCTTTAATTGTTTTCTTTTTATCGTACATGATTGTCCTTTATATTGTTACTTCAGTTCTCCATACGGAGGTTATATAATAATCTTTTGATGAACCGTGAGGGTTTGCACTTGCTTGTATACTTATTGATGCCTTAGCTCCTGCGTCTACAACGGGTGTATTGTTAAAATCAGATTGCTTTACTTCTATTGTAGTATTATCTGCAAATGTGTCTGTATATGTAAAGCTAGCAACTTCATCTACGGTTGCATCACCACTATCTTGTCTTTTAATTTTAAAAGTAAAGTTGGCAGTAGGTGTATCAAATGATTCTGGTCTAAATAATATCTTATGACAAGTCATTTTAAATGGAACAAGAAGAGTTGATGTAGCATCATTCATTCCTGTTTGTTCTCCTGTTCCCTGCCAAGGTATAAAATGCTCTGTAGTTGAGATATTATCAGAAAAATTGTGTTTATATATTCTATAGTCTATGAATGTATTTGTATACTCTAAGATATTAGTAGTTAGTTTTCTATCTACAAATCTGTTTCCATCTGGAGTTAAGTAAACTTTATATAGTAAATTATTTTTTTTAAGATTTAAACTAGGGCTAGAGCTTTTATTGTTTGATATAGATACTTGACCTTCAATCATATTACCTAAATGCATTTCTTCGTTAGAATATAAAGCATCTTGTTTTTTATTTGTTAAGAACTTAGAATGATTTCTCATTAAGAAACTTCCTTGCTTTTTAAAGTTCTATATTGAATAGTTATATCATTAATTTCAAAAGTACCAGAGTCAGGTAAAACAATTTTAAACTGTATGCTTTGGCAACTAACTATACTATCTGCCTTAAAAACTCCTACATCCCAAGTAGACACAGCATCTAAATCTCCAGAGTCATTACCTGCAGGTGTTACATTTGAACCTGTAGAAAAATCAGAGAAGCTACCAGTACCATTTATTGCAAACTCTAAAGGAGTTAGTTGGTCTACACTTGACTTGTAAGTTATTATAACCTTGTATATTTTTTTAACTAATCCTGCATTCCCAAAATCTATATCTCTAGTTATTATAGATTGATTACTTTGAGCACTAATGTTTGCTCTGTACTTTAAAAATTCAACTACCGTAGCTGACTCTTCATGTCCTATAATTAAACTATTGTTCCAATCTTTAGCAAAGTTAGTATAGTAGTGGCTATCTGTAAATAAATTTGTATTATATGTCCAAGAACTAGTATCAAAATCATATATAAAACATTGATTACTATTTGTACTTAAATCTGAAGGAGACCTCATTACAATTAACTGATTACTTATATCATCATAGCCACACATAATGCTTTTAAAATGTAAGTTTCCATTTGCAAAGTCAGACCAAACTGGTATATTAGAATTAGTAGACTCGAATATACCTAATTTGTTTTTAGTTAAGTCTACCGTATCAGCTCCATTATAAATAAAACATCCTTTTTCATTTGCCCATACAACTCCAAATTCAGTTTTTACAATACTATAATGAAAAGAAACCCCAGAGTTTTTTATGCTTTCTTCTAAAAACCAACCTGAAGGAGTTGGACTAGATATATTTAATATATGGGTGGTGTTATGTTTGAAAGCTAAAAGCTTATCAGCAAAAGATTCTAAGGCTACGTACTCTCCATAGTCACCTCTAGAAACATCTATAAAATTATCTTCAGTAAAAGTATCAAACTTTCCTAACTCACTAAACATTATTCTGTCACCGTGAGTTTTTTTAGTACTACCTTTTTTAATTCTAACATTGGCTATAAAATGCCTTCTATTTGCTATAACAGAAGCTTTGTATAATTCTTTTTCTTTACCTATTGAGTTAAATTTTACTTCTTCAGAATATCCATTAAGAGTTTTATAGGTGTCAAAGTTAGGGTTAGTAGATTTTAATCCTTCTGAGGAACTAGTAGCTGAGTAGTATCCAGAATTTTCAGTATGGTTAGCATCACTATCAACTCTTTTTACCCAAGGTTTATACCTCCCGTCAAGAGTCATTCTTACACCAAGTCTTATATCTATATCTGCAAATAAAATTAAATCGTTATCACTACCTCTTTCTCTTATGTAAATTCTACCTCCAGTAATTCTACCATTGTAAAATCTATCAGCATATACTGTACACTTCAAAGCTTTGTTTTCGTTAGTAGTTGTTAAAGTTCCTCCGTATACCCTAGGACGGCTTTCTTGATTCTCATCATATATGAATGTTTGAAAAAACTCATACTCTCCTGAATTCCAAGTACCATCTCCTGCTCCTTCAATGACTCCTATATTCCAACCCAATCCTCTTTTATATATATCACCACTATTATCAGCTATTTGGTTATCTGGAGTTCCTCCGTATCCACGATATACTTTTACAGGTGTTGAATTACTTCTACCCTCTGCTGTTTTTCTTACCATAAAGCATTCTGGCTTTTCAGAAGAACGAGATAAGACTGAATAAACTTGACCCATTTCAAAAAAATGATTAGCTGTTCTAGGATTAGAACCACCAGTATCAAAAGTAATAGAATCTTCAGTTATTGCAGTTACTACCTCTGAAGTTAAAACATCTGTTCCAGCTAGATTGTCTACTATATCATTTAAAACACTATAATGAGAATCTGTATCTACTGCATTTTGATTTGAACTTGCCATTGTTATTGAAGCTGGTCTTTCTAAATAAGCAGGATGCTCATACCATCCATTAAAAGCTAAAGAGACTGAATCATTTGCAGTTGCAAATTGGTTCATTTGTACATAACCATACCATTTAAGTATTGAATTGTTTTCTACATTTATATCAGAAACTCTTAATACTTCATCAGAAAATGTAAATATAAATTGAGACGTAGAAACGTGTTCACTAGCTGATGAAATCATAGCTGTGCTTATCTCTGCACTTCCCCATCCATCATCAGTATTAGATGAAGTGCTTGCTTTATTAAAAGACCATACGTCTATACTATTATTAGCCGCATCGCCAAGAGCGCATAACCTATCTCCTGTAGACCTCTTAGCTTTTATTCTAACTGAAGTTGATGCTCCGTCTGGAGAAGTTGTAAACGTCATAGGTTTGGGAGATGTTCCTTCTCCTAAGCCTAAACCTGTAACTGCTTGAGAAATAACAACTGCACTTACATTAACTCCTTCAGTTCCAGTAACTGAATTAACTACAGTTCCTGCAGGAATTCCATTACCTGTAATAGTTTGACCTACTCTAACGTCAGGACTGTCTACAATATTTATTGTAGTCTGTGTATTACTATGATTTACATCTGTATTAACTGTAAAGGCTGTTTCGTCTACAATAGGTTTCCCAATAACCATCATATAATGAGAGCCACCTTGTTGAATAAAACCGGAAACAATAAAGACTCCATCGTTAAATTTACTACCACTAACAGTTATTATATCTCCTACTAAAAAACCTTGATTAGAAGTCCAGTAATCTGCTGTACCAGAAACGGTTATCTTAATAAACGATTTTGATGGAAGTACTGCTAAAGCCATATCTTACTCCGTAGACCCTGCACCGGGAATATCAGCAGAGCTTGAAGTTCCTACTCCATCTACTTCTGTATTCTGAGGGTTGCCAAAACTTATATTTCCATCAGCACTTCCTACGGTTAATACATTACTATCAATATCATCAAAAATACTATGGTCTGACTCAAAGTAAAAGAAGTTATATCCTCCCCCAAGGTTAAGCCTTCCTGTAATTGTACCGGGAGCACTTGTTCCTATTTCTAGCCTTGCAGTACGTTTAGATATATACTTTGAAAGAATGCTACCGCTTACATCAGATGGATTAGCTTTCTGTTGCACTAGACTACCTGCAGATTTTATTTTTCCCTGTGCATCAACTGCCATATTAGTTATAGAACTTGACTCCGGTTCAGATAAATCTCTTGCATCTTTAACTGTATTTATTCCAGCGTCAAATTTATTTATAGTATATAGTTGCTTAGGCATTAATCAAGTATCTCCACATGTACCAAGTCATCGAATCCATTATCTTTAACATCTCCGTCAGAGTCCCAGTCTCCACCCCAACGAACCTTAACATTAAGTTGTTTGGCTATTCCTCTAATCATTCCACCCATATAGTGAAACCCATCTCTATTCTTCCAGTCTATAGGATAAGGAGCTAGGTCTACAGCTTTACCTTCCATATGCTTAGAGTACTTAACTTTAGTAGCTCCCTTCTTTAACAACTCTTTCTGCCTTTCTTCTGTACGTAAACCTTCTATTATAGTAACATCCATAATCTTAATAAGCTCATTAAGAATATTAACCAGTTTAGTATCTACACCTTCTAATCTTTTTTTACTTGTCTTACCAAACCTAGGCATTATGCTCTCCTTACTTTCTTTGCAACTGATTTACTATATTTAGCTTTTTGCTTTCCTTTTGCAGTAGCTCTTTTCTTAGCTCTGTTAGTACTTGCTTTTTGAGAAGGACTGAGGCTTTTTCTAACTGACTCAGGTAAGTAACGACCACGTTTCTTCTTAGGTTTTTTCTTATCACCTTTACTAACATAGTCCCACTTCTGCTTACCCCACTTAGTCAAACTATTACTAGATGACTTAGCTCCTTTATATCCACCACCTGCTTTCTTATATCTTGCAGTAGCTAGTTGAGCTTTACGTGCAGACCATTGTCCTTTTCTTCCACCTTTAGTACCAGACTTAACAGAAGAAACAATCCGTTTCCATAATGCTGGTTTTGTTTTTGTAGCTGACGCCATTATTTCTTTTTAGGCTTAGAGTGTTTCATTTGTACTTTGAACCCAGCAGTAAGGCTAGCACCCTTGTGAGGTTTAAATGCACCACTATGTTTCATTAACTTAAGACCCTTACCTGACTTCATCCAATGATAACCTGCAGGAGCTTTAACTTTTTTATTCATATTACCACTTCACCTTATCCGCCCAATAAGCAGCAGACATTTTACCTTTAGCTATATTCTTACCATGTCTTGCTTTAAACGATTTTCTTTTCATTTTCATTCTTCTTGATTCACCAGCTTTTGGTTTACCTGCTGTACTAGCACCCTTCTGACCAAACCTAATTGTTTTAATCTTAGACCCTTCCTTAGCCACAACAATATGACTTTTCTTAGGATGTCCCGGGGTACGCTTAGGCTTGTTAAATCCAGATACTCCAGCTCTTTTTAATCTAGGGTCTTTCTTGACAGGCATACTACTTACCCTTCATTAATCCAATAACTAAGTCTTGGATAACTTCTACTAATTCTTTAAACATCTTCCCTTCTTTTTCTTCCTTAACAAAAGGTATATTGATTTTATCGTTTAACATCTCAGCCATTCTATCAGAAAAATCATCTGATGCTATGTGACCTATTGCCTGCTCTTGTACTATTTCAGCTTGCTCTTCAGCCAACTTAATTAACATTGTTTTAATATCCATTATGATTCCTTTGTTTTTTTAATTTTATAATATAAATATATTATATTCATTATTCCAATTATAATACCTAATACGTATGGTAGTAAATCCATAAAGAGTAAAGCACCACTACCTACACTACCTACAGAAACTTTTAAACTATCCATTAATGTCTCCCATTGCCGTTCATTCGTGACATAATACCATCCATTCGTGATAGTTGTTTTTCTAAATCTGATACTGCTTCCATCATCTGCTCATATCTTCTATCTCTTACAGCGTCTGACTCATTCCATCTGCTAATTAATTTGATTATCATTCCTTCCATATTGTTAATACTTTCAGATTGACCCTTGTTCTCTACCTCTAATTCTTTCAAAGACTCTTGTTGAGACTCTGACTTCTTTGACAATGACATAACTAAATAAACAAGTAATGCTCCACATATACCTATCATTCCTGCTTCGCCATATATTGCCATCATGTCCATTACTTCCTCCGCTTTTTACCCCAACCCAAAGGATTGATATTTATTTCTTTTTCGTAAAACTTCACTTTTTCTGCCAACTCTTCTCGTTCAATCCTTTCTTCCACGATATGTTTATCAAGTAAATTCCCAATTCGTTTATCTGCATCAGCAAGACTATTTTCAAGTGTTCCCAATCTAGTCTCAATCCTATAGTAACCATACACGAGAGTGCCAACCAGAACAAGAATTTGTCCAAACCACTTGAGGTTAATACTGACAACAGCATTGTCATCCACAACACTACCTCTATAACTCCTAGCTGTTTTGACATCATCACTCATTTCCTCTTAACTATTTCCCAACTGTTATGTGTAAAGCACCACATATCTCTATCAAATCTTACGTTATCTGAATAAAAATGTGATGTAGAATCTTGGTCTACTACTTCAACAAATGTATACATTGGATTTTCCATATCTGCATCAATCCCCATAACCGTCCAACCGTTTGAACAACTACTTAACATAAGTGTAGTAAATATTAATATTATAACTCGTATCATAAACAACTTCAAAGTCTCCTGTTTTTAGTTTTTTAATTTTAAAATCTTTTTTATTTTTTCTTTTATCCATGACCATGCTCCAGTTTTCTTGTTTGCATTTCTGAATCTATTCTTTAACCTTTCGGTTCTCCTTATCCTCTGTAAGCTATGCATACTGCTGTTGAGTCTGTGTGATTTATTATACCATTAAAGTTTCCATATAGTATTTCACCGGGTATTAAATTAACAAACGAACTTATATTGTCTCCAATATTAGATGTTACTTTTATTTTTAAAAACTCAGTAGTACCACTAGAGTCCTTTCCTAAAGCTTGTATTGCAATCCAAGAACCAGTATCTGGGTTCACAACATTAGTATCGTGTTCAGCTATTACATCAAAGCCATTTTGACCTATTAATAGATTAGCCGCTTCTTTCTCTGTATACTTATATAAAGACATTTTAGCTTCCTACTTCTGTTATTACATGGTTTACTAGTTTATGCTTACCGATAATTACCCTACCATTACTAGTGGTATGTTTATCTTCACACTTACTAACATATAATTCTTCTATTGTTTCCCAACTATTACTTCTTCTTTCTACTTCGCCATCTATAGTTAAGAAGTATTTATATGATGAA